CAGAGTCAACCGAGGATCTTGTTGGAGATCTGGGCCTAGGTGGAAGCGAAGGTTTCGCAGAGCCACCCGCCACAGGAGGTCTTGATGATCTTCTAGCGGAATCTCAGATCGAAGAAGAACAAATGCTAGCTGAGCTCATCGCGATGCTTGATAGCGAAGAAGAAGGCCTCGAAGAGGCTCTCACTGTTGATGTCGGGGCTGAAAAGCATGGTTGGATAACAACCGACGATGCAACGAGGAAATATGACCAAGAATTAGAATTGGCAAAACGTCAATCGGACGAATATAAAGATAGTGCCGAACAAATGACCGGAGAGCTAGAAGGCTTGAAAGCGACATTGGCAAACTATCAAACAAATCAAAACAAGCTTCATAAAGTTATTACAGATATAACAGATAAGCTTGAAGAAGCATTGATTAGCAATGCCCGTTTACTATATACAAATAAAGTTTTAAGCGATGCCTCCTTGAATGAGCGACAAAAGTCAAAACTTGTCGAAGTCATCGCTAAGGCAGAAACAATAAAGGAAGCAAAGTCTTTGTACGAGACTCTTAAAGAAGCTACAACGGGAGCTACCAAAAAAGCTCCACAATCGTTGAGTGAGTCTGTAAATCGAAGATCAAATCTTTCCCACGTTATGCCACGCCGGAAGCAAGAGACTTTAACTGAAAATCATTCTTTCTCTGAGAGAATGAAAAAGCTTGCCGGCCTAGACTAAAAATACAATTAAGGAGGTATAAAAATGTCTATAATTGAAAAATTAACAGAAGGCATCGTCAACCGTGATATGAAAGCGGAAGGTAGTGCACTTCTAAACAAGTGGTCCTCAACTGGACTTCTTGAAGGCTTGGAAACAGGCCATCAACAGGCGACAATGGCTCGTCTTTTGGAAAACCAAGCAAAAGAACTTCTTCGCGAGGCATCCGCTATGGCTGGTGGTGACGTTGAAGGTTTCGCTGCTGTAGCTTTTCCTATCGTTCGTCGTGTATTCGCCGGACTTATCGCTAATGATCTTGTAAGTGTTCAGCCGATGTCTTTGCCATCTGGTCTGATCTTCTTCCTTGACTTTACTTATAGTGAAGATTTGGGAACTAGTACTTCAAAAGGTCGTTTTGGTAACTTGGAAGGTACATCAATCTATGGTACCGACAAGGTTGGTAAAGGCGTAGTCGATGGTGTTAGCCTCTTGGGTGATATGGATGAAGACCTTTCTGGTCCTCGAAATAACGCTAATGGTTACTCTTATGGTAGTCCTCTGGCTCAATCAACCATAGCAGCTGACGGCGCCGCTAATGCAACTGTCTCTGCTCTTGTTAAACTTGATGGAGATCTATCAGATGATATCGCAAGACTCATTAACCATGATCCAGATCTTATGAACGCAAGCTCAACAGGACTTATTGTCCTTGACGTCGTAGAGACTGCTTTTCCACAAGCTGATTTTAATAACTTGGGTGCTTTCTGTATTCAAGATATCATCGATGGAACAGATACTCTCGGTACCCGCGCAGATCTTAATACTGCTTCTGGTATTGCAACCATTACAGCTATCTCTAATCTTAGCGTATGTCGTCGTCTTACCAAGAGAGTTGCCGCACACTCTAGTGGAGCTCCTCACCAATCAGGTTTGACTTCTCAAGCTGCTGCTGTTCGTTTCTTCATCCTTACAGATGAACCAGGACAACTTACTGAAAGCACAACCCCCGTCCAAGTCGGAGCAGACTTAGTTGCTGCTACTTTCGAATATCCAGAACAAGATGATATCACCGCTGGTGGTGCAACTGGTTCTGTCGTTGGACAGGCTACTTGGGCACTTGAGAATACCGTAAACATCCCTGAGATCGATATCAAGGTCGACAGTATCGCTATCACAGCACAAACCAAGAAGTTGAAAGCTAAGTGGACTCCTGAATTAGGACAAGACTTGAATGCTTATCACAACTTGGATGCTGAGGTAGAGTTGACTTCTATCCTTTCTGAGCAAATTGCTCTTGAGATTGATCGTGAGATTCTTGCTGATCTTGTAAATGGTGCAACCGCTGCAACATATTACTGGTCTCGTTCTCCCGGATATTTCGTAAACAAGACAACTGGTGCTGAGCTTGGTGCATCTTCGGCTGCTCCTGACTTCACCGGAACTGTTTCTGAATGGTATGAGACTCTTATTGAAACTATTAATGATGTTTCTGCTCAGATCCACTTGAAAACACTTCGTGGTGGTGCTAACTACATCGTCTGTGGTCCTGAAGTTGCTAACATCCTTGAGTTTACTGCTGGTTTCCGTGCAAACGTAACTGCTGATGCTGATAAGGGTGATATTGGAGCTGTTAAGACTGGTAGCCTTTCTCGTAAGTTCGACGTTGTCGTTGATCCTTACTTCCCAAGAAACGCTATTCTTGTTGGACGTAAAGGAAGTTCTTTCCTTGAGTCTGGTTATGTATATTCACCATATGTGCCTCTACAAACCACTCCTACAATCTTCGGACCTGAAGACTTCGTTCCTCGTAAAGGTGTTATGAC